GGCGATAATTTAGAAAACATTAATGGAAATACTGCGCTAGATATACACTTAAAAGAAAGAGGGATAGATAAGAAAGATGTTGTTAGTGTAAAACATTGGCAAAGTATGAGTGGAGATTTAAGATTCTCTATTGTCACAAAGGAAGATTTTGGCTTGAATGAAAATCAAATCTTTAAAAAAATAAATAACTTCATAGAAGAATACTCTCCTACTTATACTACTATAAAACATACTAAGGGTAATCATCTTCTTGTTATAAATCCTGCAGACATTCATATAGGCAAGTATGCTAACGAGCTAGAAACAGGAGAGCAATATGACTGTGAAACTGCTGTAGTTAGAGTATTAGAAGGCATAGAAGGATTAATACAAAAGTCAAAAGGATTTGACATTGACAGGGTATTATTTTGTGTAGGTAATGATGTCTTACACATTGATAATGTGTACAATACAACTACAAAAGGAACTCATCAAGATACTGATGGTAAGTGGTGGGAACATTATGAGATTGCTCTTATGCTTTATGTAAAGTGTATAGAAACATTAAGACAAATTGCGCCTGTAGATGTTATACATAGTATGAGTAATCACGATTACCAAAGTGGCTTTCATTTAGCACACACATTAAAGAGTTGGTTTAGAAAAACTAAAGATGTTAGCTTTGATATAACGGTAGCCAACAGAAAATATTACAATTATGGTAACAATCTTATTGGTTTAGAACACGGAGACGGTGCTAAAATGGATAAATTACCTTTACTTATGGCGCAAGAAAAGCCTGAGATGTGGAGCAAAAGTAAATTTAGGTATTGGTATTTACATCACATTCATCACAAAGTAAAACACAAATGGTTAGACGCTAAAGATTATATTGGCGTTACTGTTGAGTATATGAGAAGCCCATCATCTGCTGATAGTTGGCACTCACGCAAAGGATTTTGCGGCGCATACAAAGCTTGCGAAGCTTTTGTTCACGATAAAGAAAGCGGTCAGGTAGCAAGATTAACACATTATTTTTAACCCTTAAGTAACCCTTTACATAGGGTATTTAATACCCTTATATATAAAGATAAAGATAAATATAAAGATAAGGATAAAGATAAATACTAGGTTAAACCGCATTTTTTTAAAAATAACTTATAAATTATTTGGTGTTTACAAAAAAAGCTGTATCTTTGCATAGAATTATCTAACTAAGTATTAACGAAAACACATACATTATGGCATATCAAGTAAGCAGTTGTTGCGGCGCAGACTACGAAGAGCGTGGAGATTATGATAGATTTAACTTTTACGTTTGTTGTAAATGCGAAGAAGAATTTGAAGAACCTATTATGGATTATGATTACAGAAACTTTATGATAGATGATAGGAAAGAAGCGGAGGCAGATGAGTACAGAGCTAAAATGGCAAGCATACCATTTGGTTAAAATTAATTAAATAAAACTAAAACTAATATGAAGAAAATAAAAAACACGCAACCTGAAGTTAAAGAAACTAAAAAAGACGCACTAAGAAGACTATTTTTAGCAAACAATCTTGTAGAAGAAGATGTATACAAAGATAAAAGAGGCTTTGTTATTATTACAAGAACAGGTATAGATAAGATAGTAAGCAAACAAAACATACAAGTAGCTTACGAGCCTGTTGTAATGGAAAAAGATTGGGTAGTTATGAGAGCTACTGCAAGTCTACAGCAAGGCAAGACAACTAGAAATATGATGTCTTTTGGTGAAGCATCTGATTCTAATCTAATGGGAGGTGGTAAAAAGTTTCCTGTTGCTATGGCAGAAAAGCGAGCTATGTCAAGAGTTGTTCTTAAGATAGCAGGATTCTATGAGCAAGGAGTGTTTGGTCAAGATGAAATGGTAGACTAATGGAAAGCGAACACACAGGCATACCTGCAGTAGACAGAGTTATAGCAACAATACTAGAAGAGGTAGAAGAAGAAGTTGAATATACTTGTTGTGGAGATGAAGTGGTAGGTTGGGTAGAGGACTATAGAATATGTCCAACCTGCAAAGAACACATTTAAAGTGAACACTAATTGGTTTGATGAGGTTGTTGATGGAAAGCCTAAACAAGCAGAATATTGGCAGATAGATTACATTGACAGCCTCTTACCAAGAACCGCACTACCACTTAACGAACAGCACGAAATAGCAAATAGAATTTACGATAAAGATTTTAGTGAAATAGAAGCAGACGAAATAATAATACTATTAAAAGAAAATGAAGTTAAATCAGACCCCAAAGACCAATACCAACAGTTCGTCAAAAACGGAATGTTTAGTAGTTAGCATAATACGAAACCCTACAAGAGCATTTACATACTCTGTATGGTACGGAGATAAGTTCTTAGGAGAACTGATAGAGGACGACATTCAAAGACTGCTAGGTGATGAAACTAAAAAGTTTTATCAAGACAATCAAACTAATTTTTTAGTTGCTAAAAATAAAATTAAAACCATTATTAATAAAAAAAAATACTTTTAAAATGAAAAACAATTATGAAAAAGTTAGGGCCTCAAGAAATGAGTTAGAGGCTATCCTAAGAATCAGAGGAATATCTAAACAAAAGTTTGGAAGAATATTAAATATAAAAGGCTCAACAATAGAAAAATATGTAGAGAAGCCTTACTACTTAAGATACTACCAAATGCAAAGACTTGCTAACTATCTTAACATAGACGTTAAAGATGTAGTAGATATAGTTGAGGTAGACCTAGAATCAAATGCTATAGTNGTAGATGGTGAAGAAAACTTTAAGGCTATAGAGTCTTTACTATCTAAAAGTGAATAGCATATATGACAGAAGAAGGAAGGAATGTTGTAGATAGTCTTATAACATTAAATGAAGAAGATAATAAAATTAAAATAAATCAAATAGAATTAGATAATTACTTTAACAATAGCGGCTTAATAGAATATAATAAAAAACTAAAAAAACCAATAGAAGATTATAACCTAAAAGAAAAGCAAATTGTAAAAAATGATATGTCTAAATATAAATTAAAAAAATATGGCAGATAAAAATTATGTAGCAAGTAGTATCAAGAAAGTTACTACACAGTATGGAGACTTGTTTAATGCAAGCTTTAAAGTAGAAGACCTACAAAAGATGGCAAAGAGAGGTTGGGTAAATATTACAATAGCAGAACGTAGAGAGGTTTCTGAGAAAGGAGCAACTCATTATGCTTATGAGAATACTTACGAGCCGCCTAAACCTGATACGGTAGACAACTCAAGTACAGAAGGGGATTTACCATTCTAAATTTTAGAGAGGGGGGTGGCACTACGCCAACACTTTAACCGATTATTAAATGTTTTTAACCCCCTCTTTTTTTTCTAACTAAAACATAAAAAACACAAATGGCAAAAAGATTTACTGATACAGATAAATGGAAGAAAGGTTTTATCCGTAACCTTCCAACGAAATATAAACTGCTTTGGCTATATATATTAGATGATTGTAACCACGCAGGAGTATGGGAGACAGACTTTGAGGTAGCGTCAATTAGAATTGGTAGTAAGATAAGTGAGAAGGAAGCTATAAAACATTTTGCATCTCAGATAAGAATCTTTGATGATGGTGAGAGATGGTTTGTGCCAAAGTTTATAGAGTTTCAGTATGGCGAGTTAAATGCTAATTCAAGACCTCATCAGGCTGTCATAAAGCTAATTGACAAATATGACTTATACAGCATTAAAGGTGTAAAGGTGACAGAGATATCAGATTCTGACAAACCTGTCTTAAAACGCTTTAAAAAGCCATCTATGGAAGAGCTAGAGCTATACTGTCAGGAAAGACAAAACAAGGTAGATGTGTTTAAGTTTTTTAACTTTTATGAAAGTAATGGTTGGAAGGTTGGCAAGAACCCAATGAAAGATTGGAAGGCATCAATAAGAACTTGGGAGTCTAACAGCATAAACAAGACTCAAACTAAAGAAGGCAAACTGCAGAGTCAGATAAATGCTTGGCAGGGGGCAAAGGATATAATTAAACAGCAACTAAATAAATAAAACAAGTTATTACGAGGGAGGGCATAAAGGCATAAGCCAACGATAAGTTAATACTCTTGTTCTCCCTCTGTAATATTTAAAAATAAAACTATGAAAGCACAATTAGTCAGCACTAATGGAGACGTTAAAAGCGTTAAGCCAAAAAACAATAAGACCTTTAGTCTCAAAGAGTTACAATCATATGTAGATGGCTACATACAAATTGTAAAGACAAGAGATGATAGGCTAATGATAATGAATGAAGAAGGTAAGATTAACAATTTGCCATACAACGAAATTGCTACAAGTCTATACATATATGGTTCACACGACGTAGTAGTTGGTAATGTATTAGTAACTGATAAAGAACTTATAAGCTAATGATTATACAACAAGAAAATAAAGACGACCTTACTTTTAAATGTGTTGACCTAATAAGCAAAACATTTGTAGAGCTAGGACAATCTAAACCACAAGAGGAAATAGCTTTGCTTGCACAATCATTAGCAGAAGATTTAAAGCGAGATTTTAAAAGCTTAATGTATACTGATATACAAAATGCATTTAGAAATGGTGTACGCAATACAGACCTGTTTGCTCTTAATGTAAAGACGTATTACAAATGGATAAAAGCTTGGCGTGACATATTGTGGGACGCTGAGTATCAAGTAACTAGCCAAGGTAAAGACCCTCAAGGCGTGTTGCATTATAGACCACAACCTAAATTACTAACTAATAAATAAACTATGATTTACGCTAATATTTTAGAACCAATATTGTTAATTGCTACTTGTATAGCAGCAGGATTTTTTTTAGGATTTTTTTCTTTTATGTTTACTTTTAAATCAGAACGAAACAATTTAGAAAAAAACATAGAAGAGTTTGATAAAAAAATTAATAAATTCCAAACTAGAACAGGAGGATTAGAAAACGATAGATTAAATGAAAGACCTTAAAAATAAAATAATGACTAAACATAATAAATACTACTACGAATTAGATAGAAATATGAATACTACTGATAAAGATAAAAGAATACCCAATTACTATGTAGGCAGGCATCACGGTTACGAAGCTCGTAAGGTTGTAGAGGACTTTGAGCTTTCTTACAACATAGGTACAGCCACTACTTACTTGCTTAGAAGTTCAAACAAACATAAGTCTCCTCAAGAGTGTATTAAGAAGGCTATAGCACACTTAGAGTTTGAGTTAGAACGACTTAAGTTGTAATGGTAAGCCCTATCTATAGAGTTATCATAGAGTATGGATACCGTAAAAAAGGTAGCATAAGACGACATCAATTCAAAATAATTGATACATTTGTTACCACAAACAATGTTGAGTTAATTAAAAAAAACAAAACAATTAGACAAAGAATATTAAGAGATACTAAAACCAAACATAAAGACCTAGACATATTGTTTAAAAATATATATATAGAAGGTCAATATGGAAACACAAATTACTAAATTATGATTATATTTATATTACTTATTTTATTTTATACTGTTTATTTAAACATAAAAATCAGAGAGTTTGAACAGTTTATGTCAGATGAAATAGACAACATCTATGTAGAGGCAGAAGAAAACAAATTAGACCTATACAACAAGATGATGGAATGGAGAAAAGAATTAAAGAATGAGAAACCAAGAAGAAGAAGTACAAAAAGCAGTCGTAAAGTATCTACAGCTAAGGTACCCAAAGATTAAGTACTGCGCTAGCTTAGGAGGTATTAGAA